CCCCCCCCAGCCTCAACCTGAAATACACGCTGTGCGTAAGGGATGTTGGATCTTTGAGATTGGCGAGTAACGGCGGGCTGTTTCGCAACAGGCTGTTGTCTTTGAACTGGAACAGCAGGCGCTCCTTCCCCTCGCATCATTGCCTCAAGCGGATCCACCTGATCAGAAGCGGGAGCATGACTTGGGGCGGACCCACTGGTATCCGCCCGCATCATTTCCTCAAGTGGATCTATTGCGTCTTGATTCGTGTCCATGTCTGCACCTTAGTTCAGGTAGCGAGTGACGCCATCGCCAAGACCGCCGGAATAAGACCCATCAGGATTTTTGTAGCCTCGCTCAAGAAGCAGCCTACGATTAGCATTTGGGTTGCTCAAAAATTCCTCAGCATACGACTTGCCGTTCTTTTGTTTTGTGAACAACTTTTTGATCGCTTCTTTGTCATTGGAATAAACATCAGCCATGTCGTGATTGAAATACGATTCCATGTTTGCATCTGTTCCGTATTTCGCAACGTACTCACGAGCATAGTCTCTTAAATCTCGAAGCCTCTGATTTTCAATCATCATGCTTGAAAGTATGTTGCTAGACGCTTCTCTGGTAATTCCTCCGCCCGGAAGAACTTGCTTCAAACCTTCCGCAATTCTTGCGGCTTTTTCTCCATAGCGGCTTGCAATAACAGGAGCCTGAAGGGTATTGATCTTGTCAATAATTTGCTGGTCAGTAAGGTCGCGCATAGAAGGATCATTTTTTACGTTCCTTCCAAGCAATTGAACAGCGAACTGGTAGATATTGTTCAATTTAGTACGGTCTTCAGGATTTGGGCCGATTCCGGTCCAAGTCCCTTCGCTCAAAGAGTTCAAAGATTTTCCAAGTTGGACAAGATTTCTCGCCGTATCGTCAGCGGTATACGCTCCGCCTTCAATGTCTGCTTTGTGCCGAGCAAGTTCTGCCGGATTTACTGCAAATTCGCCGTGGCCGTGCATAACGGCATTTTGAATGTTTGCAGCGGGGGGTCTTGATGGATCAAAGTTGTATTTCTGAGCGAGATCGCTGTCCACAAATGAAGAAGGACCAATATACAAATTCCCATCATCTCCACGGGAAATTGATTTTTTCTGTGTTGTGGCCTGTTGTTCCCCAGCAGAGGGCTTCCCGTAACCCATGAATTGGTACTGAGCCTCATAATGCCATTGAGAACCGTCTGGACCCGTAAATGTCTGTTGTCCAGCCTGACCCGGACCTTTTACTGCAACGCTATTTGCGGGCGCTTTAGACTGCATGAAGTGGAAAACTTCCGTCTGCGTGAGCAGAGGTATTCTGGCGGTGCGAGCCTGAGTTTCTGCAATGTTCGCAGCCTGCTGCTGCGTGTTCATATAGGACTGAGCACCAGCGCCGATGCCAGACGATAAAGCAACACCAAAACTGCGCGTTGGCGCAGTTCCCATCGCAGCGATGCCAGTAAGGAAAGGAACAACTTTGCTTTGGTCAAAGTTTCCTTGAGCGTCTTTTAAGAAAGACAGCGTGCCTGCACCCTTGATGAAGTTCATCAACTTATTCGGTTCGCCCGGAGGTGCTTTCGACGGCGCATTAGTCATTGCCCTATCAAGCATTCCTGTGGGCTGCGCGGCGGCAAGCCCAGATTGCGTAGCCTGCGTTGAAGTTGCTTGAGCCTGCTGAGTTGGCTGCGGTTGTGTTTGTTCAGCAGAGATCGGCTGAAAGTTTTCGGAATAATCTTTACCAACACCTTCCATCGGAACATTGATAGAAGACAGCATGTCTTCAACTTGCAGCGGGCTTGCTCCCTGATAATCAGGATTGCGCTTTGTTGCTTCCGCAATAGCCATCTGGCGTTTTGCTTTGAGTTCAGCAGGCGTCCGCGTATAACCGCTTTGGGGGGGATTTGCAGAAATTTCTCCCCTCTCAATAGCGGCCTGACGCATCAAATCGGCGCGGGTTGGAGTGTGCAAGGCTTTTATAATTGACTCTCCAAGACCCGTATCTGCGCCTTGGCTCTGTTCCCACAAAGATCCTCCGCCGACTCCAGTATCTTTTGGAGCAACGGTGTCAACGTAACTTGGTAGCGCCGGTTCGTCATCAACCGACCCATCCAGCGCATACCCATGCCGACCGCCAGCAACGCCGCCGCGATTGAACGCCATCAGCAGCGCGTCCATCGCATCAGAACCGGCAGACGCTGCGGCATCAGAAACGGCAGACGCTGCGGCATCAGAACCGGCAGACGCTGCGGCAGCATCTCCAGCACCAGAACTGAATAGGCTTGATAGCCCGCTTCCAACCTGACTGCCAAGGTTCCCAAGCGAAGAAAGGCTAGAGGACATTGAACCCAACTGTCCAAGACCCGACTGCTGCTGGGGCAGCGAGCCAGCAGTCGCCAACTTCGCATCCGGCTTTTCTTCCGGGATGTCAAGATGAGTTCTGCTTTTTTCTTCAGAGTACGGCGTATCCGAATCAGAATCTGAAGATCCGCCGTCTTCAAAATGGCGACGACCAATTAGACCGCCTCGTGCTGAATTTTCTGGGGCATTTTGATTAGTGTCAGGAGGGCTTTCATCAGGAGAATCTCCGGGAACATCTTGATTAGTGTCAGGAGGGCTTTCATCAGAAGAATCTCCGGGAACATCTACACGAGTTCCTTGCGGAGTAACGTCGTGAAGCGTGCTTTCCTGATACTTGTTGTAGAGTTTTTTCCCTTGATTGTAGGCGCTTTGCAAGTCGCTTCCTGCGGTTGCCATTTCATGCATTTGCTGCGCTGCCGATCTTTGCGGCGCAAGACCGCCAGCCGTCGCCAAATGGCCGACAGGAAGGCTTGCCTGCGGCACATAGCCCGCAGTTCCGCCATGCGGCTGAGACCCCATCGGTCCGCCATACAGACCAGCCTGCGAAAACGGTGCGTACATCTGCTCTTGGGCGGCAAGCAGCGTAGCAATGTCCATCGGATTGACAGTTGATTGGACATTGAAATTTGGATACCCGCGAGTCTGAGTTTGGGTCTGCATCATCCCGCCATCGGCGTAGGCAGCGCGTGCCAGTCCGCCGCTGGCGTACCCTTCGCCCATGTGCTTTGCGCCGACATGCCCGCCCATGCTGGTGGCCTTGTCGTAATCGACCGTCTTGTACCCGCCTGCGAGGCCGACCGCCTCCGGGTGATGGTGCTCGACTTCCTGCGCGATCAGGCCGATCTGTTTGCGCGGGTCACCACGGTAGTTGTACTTGTGGATCGTTTGACCGTCGAACGTCTTGCCGACCGGCTCAATGTTCTCTTTGAGACGCTCGTCCGAGAAGAAGCCACCGGGCTGCGTGGTGGTCGTCGTGGATCCAGACAACGCGCCCGTGCCTTCTGCGATGTTCGCGAGGAACTGCGCGACCTGAAAGGGATACGACTGCTGCTGCAAGAATTGGTTGTAGAGCGCGGTGTCCTGCGCCTGATTGGCCTGCTGCTGCACCTGACCGGCTGCAAGGTTCGCCTGCGCGCCCTGAATGCCGAGACCCTGCGCCTGAGCGCCAAGACCGGCCAGCGCCTGCCCGGTGCCCATCTGCTCGCCGTATGCGGTCTGACCCAACCCTGACATCAACTGCGCCGCCTGCGCCTGTGCAGCGCGGTTGGCCTGCGCGGCTTGCAGCCCGATGGCCTGCTGGCCTGCGGCCGTCTGAAGCGCGGTGTTGTAGCCTTGGTTCAGCAGGTTCGAGTAAATGTTTGCGCCAGCCAACTGCTGCTGCTGCGCGAGATTGGCGGCAGCAATGCCTGCTCGATCACCGCCGAATGCGCCAGACTGGATCGCATTGCCCAACTGCCCCGCCATCGCCTGCTGGTTCTGCTGGTTCAACAACTGCTCGGTGCTCTGAGCGACGTTGCTGAGATAAGGCGACATGTACTTGTTGATCGCCGATGCGCTCAGATCGCTCGGGTTGACCGCCTGACCCGACGCCTGCCCCATCTGTGCGGCGAAGGTGTTGTAGGGTTGCGTAGCGGCCTGAGCGCCCAGCACCTGACCCGTAGCGGCCCCGATGAAGGGCTGCGCGGCTTGAGCGTACTGGGCGGTTTGACCCATGCCAGCCTGCTGCTGTGCGTTCGGCATCGCCACAAACTCGCCGCCGTAAGTCTGGAATGGCGTTCCAGCAACCTTCTGCGCCTGCGCGTTGACGGAGTTATAACGGGCCAGCACCTCCGGTGGGATGCTGATCTGTTGTGTGCTTTGTGACGATTTTCCGCCCATATCAGTGCTCCGTTCCCTGCCACTTGCCGGTCTCGGCCTTGTACAGGAAGAATGCGCCACTCGGTTTGCCGAATTGCCGTTCGTACATACGAACCTTTGCTTCGGTCCGCGAATTGCTCAAAACGCCAATGATCAATGGTATCCCAAGCGTGTCCGAGACGCGCTTGCTGAATTCACACAATTTTTTGGCACGCCCGCCCTTCGCGCTGCGGAAGTCCGGGTGAATGAAGATCGCTTTTTCTTCGACAACCAGCGAGTCCGAGTACCACATCGTGCCGATTCGCAGCAGCACGACGCCCTCGATGGCACCGCCCGGCTGGCCGATCACGCCACAGATCCCGTGGTCCTGATGCAATGCAGGCCAGATCTCTGCGGCCAGTTTTGCAGGGTTCGGGTTCAGAAAGCCGTTCTCCTCGCATGCCATTGTCGCGATGGACATGATCTCGTCGAGGTCTTCGGGAACGGCAATGCGGATCTTCAGTTCGTCGCTCATGTCAGTCCTTCTTTGGTCCGGGGAGTCGTTCAAGGGTCTTTACAGTCTTTGCGCGCATCGACTTGACGAAGTGGTCGAGCACCTTGTGTCCAAGATCAAGATCGCCTTGGCCTGCCATGCGGACCTGCTCCGGCGACAGGACGTATTCGCCGCCCGCCGCGACAATCGGCACGCCTTCAACGTCACCGCCTGCGGCCCGCGTTACGGGTTCGCCGTAGGGGCCTGCGCCTTGTCCGTAGGGGGAACCGCTCTGGCCGTAGGGTTCGCCGCCAAACACGCGCCTCATGTGCTTGAACCCGGCCATCGTGTTGCCTTCGCCCATCGCGCTGATGATGTCAGCCGGGATGACGTAGGCCCCGCTTGGAACGTGCATCGGCAGGTGGTCGGTGCGGCCCGCCACGCTGCTGTGGATCGGCCCGACATGGAGTTTGCCGTGGGCCGGGGCGTGCATGTGCGGGGTATGGGGCGCATGGGGCGGGTGCGGCAAGTGCGGATTGTGCATTTTGTGCATCAGCCCGCCGCCGGTTGCGTAGGCCATCCGGCCTGCCTGCTGGTCCGCGTTGAACGTCGCAGCCGGGTTGGCGAGCGACAGGTCTTCTCTCGGTCCGCCGAATCCAAAGCCGGGAGAGGACATGCCCGGCATTGATGAAGGACCCTTGCCAGTGGCCGTAGGAACCGACGAGGACAGTTTCTCGGTCGCAGGGCGGGTTGGCGCTTGGGATGATGTTGCAAGCCCGCCAGCAGGCTTCCCAGCGACTCCCATGAAAGGATTTGGCGTCCCGGTCATGGCGGTAGAGTTCATCTGAATCGGTGTTGAAGTGCTGCCGCCCATTTTTGCCTCACGAGAAACTGACTGTGACGACCTGACTGGTGCCTGTCGCTACCACGATGCCGAAGTTGCACGGCAGGTTCACAGGATAAACCCCAACCGCCTGCGGGATGACGAAAATCGGTTTGGACAACGTGGTCAGGGTATTGCAGTCGTACACAAGCCCGGTCGTCGATCCGGCGGTCGTCACGCTGATCACCGCAACCCGACCGGCGCTGTTCTTAACCAACTGAGTGCCGGTGAAGGCAGCAAGGTTCTGAGCGCCTGCGACGTTCAGGTACGTCTGCGCCTCGTTGTTCAGCGCCGTGACGATGTTCTTGAGAGCGGTCAGTATGTCGCCGGGTGAGACGTTCATCAGAACTTACCGTCCTGCTGGAAGCGATAGCGGTTGTTTCCAATTCGCCAGAACGAGTCCAGATCGTTGCTGTAAAAGTACAGCGAGATCAAACGGCCTCGAACACGCGGAGAGAAGAACGTGGTGCTGGAGGTTAGCAGGTAAGGGCCATACGCAGTCTGCGGGCCGGTCGGATAGTCTGCTGCGTAGATAATGAGGTTCACAGCAGCATTCTGATTGCCGCCGTACAACCCAAACTTCATGTCGGGCCACCACTGGTCAACGAAGGTCTTCACATCGCCTTCGGACAGCGCAAACCAGCCGGTGCGGAAACTTGACGACATCGCCTGAGTGTCGGCGTTGAACAGGTAGTTTCCCTTGCTCTCTTCATGCTGGTAAACGTACTTTGAGTTCGGGTCAAACCCAATCGGCGCACCAAGGATTGACTGGTCAATCCACGCCGACCGGCCGAGCGTGCCGTAGTCCCACTGCATCAGGACCGTGTTCAATTTGGCGTAAGCGTTGATCTCGCCGCTGTTGCCGGTCGTCGGGTAGTACCAAGTGATTTCGCCAAAACGCGAGTTGACCGCGACTCGGATCTTGTCAAGGTTGGTCTGGTCAAGGTCTTGGAAGATAACGTCCCAGATCGGGCAGAACACCGGCTGCACGCCAGCCCCGGTCAGGCTGAAGAACTGAGACGGACCCATCCAATAGACGACGCCGCCAATCGACGCAATCGCTTTCTTGGCAATCAGACCGCATCCGGTGCCCAGTTCGTTGAACGAATAGACGTAGGGCGGGCCGATGTACTGCATCGACCAGCAGCCGATGTCGGTCAGGATGATCGCCTGCTGCGGACCCTGAATCGCGCCGACAATCCGCGATCCCTTGGTGACCCGGTACGATCCGGCCTGATTGGTAACCGTCGCGGACCACACGTTGAAGTTGCCAACGTCAGACCAGCGCACCAGCAGGGGGTCCAGAATGCCGGTCTCGGTTGATCCGTAAGCGATCAACTGCCGCTGAGGCATCGCGACAAACACGCCGGTATTGACCGGAGGCGCATTCGGTATGACCGTAGCGGTCGGCGCAAAGGTCTGCGGGTTCCACTGATAGATCGGCTGGTACGACGTATTGTTGACGGTGATCGTCCCAAGCGTCGTCAGCGGCGTCGCGATGTTGGACGCCAACTGGATGCCAATCGCGTTCTGCAAGACGCTGTTGATCGTCGTCGAGGTGACCGACTGCGAAATGCTGACAACCCACGACGTACCGCTGCCGCCAATGATGATCGTGTTCGGGTAAACCCCGGTTCCGATCAGGATCTGGCCGACAGCAATCGTGCCGCTTGATACGGAAGCAACCGTCAGCGTCGTGCCGCTGATGGACCCGGTGAAGGTCGCTACGCTCGGCTGCTGGACCGTCACATAGGTGCCGTTGATGTCCGGCGGGTTGAAGCCCGCGACGGTGACCGAAGTTCCGACATCAATGAAGATTGACTGTGCAAATTTCAGAACCACCGTAGCGCCGGTCACTACCGGGCTTGGCAGGACGTATCCCGTGACCGGCAGGACGACCGGCGGCGTCGAGGGGCACGCAATCAGAATCTCGCCCCAGTTGTCGAGCGTCCAGTCGCGTGCAGAAATCGGGAAACCGGGGAACACCGAGGTGTAGGACGGCCCCACGCCGTAGGGTCCGTCGCCGTAGGCTCCAACACCATAGCCGGAACTCGCAGGCTGAACGCCGGTTCCGAAGTTGAAGATGATGCGAGCCTGATTGTTGTTGAGGTTGCCGGTCGCGGTGCTCGTCGCGATGGTGTTTGCCGTGATGACAAAACTGTTTGCGTTGTTGACCGTCTGAACGATGTAGTTGCCAACGAAGGTTATACCGCCGACGACCGTCTCGGTCAGCACCGGGAAGGTGCTGCCGACCACAAAGCCGTGATTATTCAGGGTCACGTTGACGGTCGAAGATCCGCTGACGACAGAGAACAGCGGCAGCGTAGCGGTGGTGGAGGTTGACGTTGCTGGCAGAAGGTTGCCGAGGATGTCGGTCGAGACAATCTCGAATGCACCGCCGCCGCCGTATCCAGCAGGGACGCACTGGTACATCCCAAAAAGCACGACTCCGCCGATGCTGATCTGGGTCTGGATATTGACCGACCCGAAAACCGATGCGTCTGGAATGTTGGAGTCAACGACGTTGATGATCGCGCTGCCTGACGTTGAAGAGAAGTTCGGCGTGACGTTGTCAATGAACTGGTACGGCGTGATGTCCTGAAGCGCAGAGCCGTCACCGCTAATCAGCCCCAACTGCGTGACAAAGTTGGAGTCGTTTTCGGTCCCGAATGCCAGCCGTGCGTTGCTGTCAATGTCTTCCCAAGCCCACAGAGAGCGCACGATGCGGCTGATCTGGTACGGGAAGAACTTGATCCAGCCGCCCAATTTCTGAATCAGGCCGATGCCATTGCGGTCCGGGATGAAGCGGATCAACTGAGACGACGAGATTGCAGCCTCGTTGAGTGCTGGCGTCTCGTTGACATCAATTCCGGGCTTCAGGTTGACCGATGCGTGCGGCATGGCTTACCTCGTCGGCGTCGCCACGACGGAAGGCGAGCGCGAAGACCATGCCGACGCCTCGAACTTCTTCCGGTACTCCTCGACGACAGCGCCCTTGAGGAGCGCCTGATACTGGCTTTCGTAACTGACCGCCATAGCCGGATCGTCGCTCTGGCGTCCGAAGTTGCGCTGGTATGCGCTGATGTAAATCATGGACGCCATGATCAGCAGGTCAGGAAGGTAGGTGCTGATGAAGGTCGTGCTGGTCGCAGCCTGACCCGCACTCGCGTACTGGTAAAGCGTCGGCAGGCGGATCGTGCCGGTAACGCTCAACGTGTAAGCGTTGTTCGGGAACGGCCCGACGATGATGTTGTTATAGGTGTCGCCGCCGGTCGCGAGGTCGCCGCCGTACATCGCAAAGAACGTCGGGACGCCGATCACGGCCGAATTCCCGTACACGTTCATCAGGAATTCTTTTGTGACCGGGGTGAGCGGGTAGGTCAGGCCGTTCTGCACGATGCCGACCGTCTGAATGGTCACAAAGTCGTTGACCGAGATCTGAAGCAGGTTGCTTCCGTAGGTCAGCGTGTAGGTGTTGCTGGTCTGAGACGGCAGCAGGTCGAGATCCCGCTGAATACGCAGTTCTGCGTAGTTGAGCATCTGCGGGATGATCTGGTTGAACGCATCGTCCACGCCAACCACGACACCGCCGACCGTCGTTGTGTTGACGACAGCCATCGTCCCGATCTGCGAGACGTAGCCGTTATAGGTCAGCGGTGTGGTGTTTGGGGTGGACATCGTCACTCCTTCGAGAACAAGGCCGCTTCTGCGGCCCTGCGCCGAGTCAATCCCGGCAACTCTTTGCCGCCCGCCTTGTTCCAGCGCGCAAACTCCATCGAGGCGCCTTCAAAATCGCCTTCGTTGACTTTCTTGAGAAGCGTCGAGTTCATCAGGTTCCCGCCGCCCGCGTTGTAGGCAAAGTCGGTCAAGGCGTCGAACTGGTTCTGGTTGACCTGCCGGGTGACGTAGGCGTTCACCGCCTTGCAGGCCACATGAAGGTCGATCATCAAGAGTTCTTCGGCGCGCTCCTGCGTGATCTCAAGGCCGTCGTGAACGTCCGGGCCGGTGTGACCATAGCCAATCGTCCACTTGTCAGCGGGGCACTTGTAAGCCTTGAGTTTGCAGCCCTCAAACTCTTTGGTGATCGCGGCGCAATTGGGACTCGGAGTCATGTGCGGGTTCATTCTTTCTCAGACCTCGCGGAAGCCATCAATGAAACGATGATTGAAATCAACTGAAGTAGCCATTCCCGCGTATCTCCCGTCTTGCCACACTTGACGACATCCAAGTAACAAATTGAGCCAATCGTGCTTGATAGACCAATGACGTAGATCAGCAGCAGAAGCAAGACGGGTTCTTTGCGGAATCTCCTGAACATCACGCCGAAGGAGGAACGACAGGGGCCGGGGTCGTCTGGGCCGAGACCTGATTCACGACCGTCGTGACGAGCGTCGTGACGGCCTTGGCCGCGATGTCCTTGCCGAGCGCCTTGAACTCAATCTCAGCCGCCGTGATACCGGCGACAATCGCCGCGCTGGTGCCGCCGGTCGCAAGGGCCGACAGAACCTGCAAGCCGATGACCTTGACCGCGTTCTCAAGATCCGCAGTCGCGATCTGGCTCAGTTCGGACACGCAAGCCTTGTAGTCTGCCTCGATGGCGGCGGCGACAGGGCTACCCTCAAACCACTTCTTGACCGCAAGAAGATCGCTCTCAATCGTATTGAAAAAAGACATTTGATTACTCCGTAATGATGCAGTTGAAGCCTACTTTGAACTCAGCCCTCTCAAGACTTGCTACCGTCCACGGGCTGTTCGGCTCCGGGACCACTCCCGCTGTTGGCCGACATTCCAACCCTTGCTGACGTAATAGTGTGCATGACTGCGTTGCCAGCAGTGACGAAAGCAACAATGCCCGCAGCCAGATTCTGTGTGGTTTCACTGTCGAGACTCACGTTGAACCCGAAAGCCTTGGCAAGCACGAGAGCGGTGCCGAGAAGGGCCAGAATTGCGTTGGTCGCAATCGTGCGGTTCTTCCAAGTCGCAGCGTTCGCAACTTCCTTGCCTTCCTTGAACAACTCAAAGAACTTCGGCGCGTTCTTGATATAGTCAAATAGCGACATGATTTAGTCCTTTTTGATACGTTGCTCAAGAGCCGTGACTCGATTTTCCATACGCAGCGCGTAGGAGTTGAAGTCGTTCGACAGCGTGTCCACACGCGAAATCAGGCTCGATCCGACCCATCCGATCACCGCGATCAGGAGCGCCAGAAGGATGCCCGTCACATGAGGGATCTCGCTCCGGTTCACCATCTTGTGTGCTCTCTCAAAATCCATGCCCATGACACTGTCCTCAAGTGATTTACAGACACCGTCAGGGTGTCGTGGAAGTTAGAAAGAGGTGATAAACACCACGGATCCAAAAGCGACGTTTCCGCTCCCGCATGAATCCGTTTTTATTCCCTTAAGCATGAATCACCTGAATGAATGCGCTTGGTTACTGCTGTTGGATAATGCTCCAAGTCACGCAAGAAGTTCCGTCTTGAAGCTACCGCACTGGCCTTGGATGATGCTCACAAATTACTCCCGTCAGCTTAGAACGTCGTGATAAATAGCACGAATCCGGGCGCACCCGCGCCACCCTTGCCAGAAGTCTCAACCGTTCTCCAAATCGCTGCGCCGCCACCGCCGCCGCCCGCGCCGTAGTTTTGTCCTATCACACCACCATTGGCGTCGCCGCCCTTTGCACCGCTATACGTCACGCCCACAGTCGACCCGCCGCCACCGCCGCCAGAGCCGCCCATGTAATTGAACGTGTATCCCGTACTTCCGGGTCCGGGGGGCGTGCCACTCGCACCTGCCGAGCTACCAACATTGTCCCCATAGGCCCAACCGCCATTACCGGGACTAGTTACAGCACCCGCCTTAATGCATCCGCCAGCACCGCCTCCTCCGCCGCCGTACATAGCGCTACCCGCAGGGTGAGAAGGAGGGCCGTTGGCGCTGCTGGTTCCAAGACCGCCAGCGCCCGCGAAAGGTATAGCCGGATATACGATGGTAGAGGTCGAGTCTCCGATACCGTTACCGCCGCCATAAGTGCCGCCGGTAGACCCGGAACCAAAGCCCCAGATACCCGCGCCGCCGCCGCCCAGAACCACAGATCCGTCAGCGGATCCACCAGCACCGCCAGCACCGCCCCATACGTACACCCATTGGAGTGTCGTGCTATCTACAACGTATGTCTCGCCCCCTGCTAAACCGGGGTTGCCCGCTCCAACGCTGTTTGAGACGAAGCCGCCTCCTAATCCACCAGCGCCAACATAGACACTAAGCGTCGTAGGTATCTGAGTAGCATCAAAAGTGGCGTCATAATAGGCTCCACCGCCGCCACCAGCGCCGCCGCTACAAGACCCGCTGACAGCACACAAAGCGCCACTACCGCCACCGCCACCGCCGCCCATCGCTATGATGCGAACCAATTTAGCCCCAGCGGGTTTAGTCCATGTGCCAATAGTTGCTGGCGCACCGGTATAGGGGCTGTTAAAGAATTGAAGATTACCGCCGCCTCCGGAAGTACCGATTGCGCCGAACGGTTGCCAGACGGCTGGAGTGCCCGGATTGCTGGGGGTTCCACCGCCGCTCGTGCAGACCCACCCGACGTAGTTACCGTTAACGGGTGTGGAGTTATAGACAATAGCGCCAGTAGACCACATACCGGTGGTCGGAGTAGCCGCGCTATATCTTGATGTCAGTGGCAGTTTTGTGTTGGTGAACGTGGACGAGATGTACACCGCCTGATCGGATGTAGACATCGTTTGGGTGTACGAAGCAATGTTCGATATGAACCCATAGTTGTTTGAAGATAATTGAACAACGTCAATATATCCTCTGGAGAACGGCGTGAGCGTCTTGGAAAAAATAGTCCAAGAGATCGTAGATCCAGAAGCCGCCGTAGCCGACAATCCGCTGACCACACCTTGTACAACAAGCCGCTTATTGGCTGAATCATAACTATTGATTGTGATCGTCGTTCCGTTCAACGTGAACTGAGAGAACGGGGAAGGTATTGTAGACGGCGCAGACGTTACGTAAATGTACTGGTCGCCATTATTTGTCGCAGCGGAAGTCGTCAAAGAAAACGGATTGGCTCCAAACTGAAGGTAGAACTGACCGTAATCAGTTTCACCCGTAGCCGTATTAAGAACATTGACGTTCAAGATACCGGATGTAAGTGTACCGGCTCCGCCAATACTTAAATAACGATGGAAATATCCATCGGGCATTTTGATTGGCAGGATGCAGCTAAAGTTCCAGCTATCTATAGGCGTAGTGTCTGTACTAACAACACCAGCATTTGTTGGACTTAAATTAACTACGATTGCGCCATCTGTGCGACCGTCATAAGTAGATGAACTGTTGGCTGTATTCTGACCAACTAGAATGACTTGACCGGCAACGCTACCTGCGACCGTATTTGTGTTGGAAGCAAAACCCGTAGTAATAGGAAGCGTTGTTCCGTTGTAGGTTGGGTTTGTGATTCCGCAGTTGATGAACGTGGTGTTGGTGTTGTCAACAACGGTCAGGCCGGTGTTGTACGCCTGACCCGTCAGGATATAGAACGGAACCTGAGGCGTACCGCCGAGCGTCGTAGTGACGTTTTCAACGATCAAAGAGTGAATTGAACCAAAGACAAAATGCTCTGCAAGCGTGTTGACCGACGCCGGTTCCCACTCGTATCCGTTGATGACGCCTTGCCATACTGAAGTGTTGAGAACACCCATTCCGTAGGTGCCGCAGAACTCCAGTCCGGGGCTGTTCAGCGTAAAGCCATAAGAGTCACGCTGATTTCTGAACGGCATATAGCAAATGGCCCAGCCGCTCGGCTTGCAGATCGTGCTGCTCGTGGAGAACGGATAAACATAACCCGAAGAGGCGACGTTAACGCTGGGGACAGTCGGACGCAGAATCGAGTTCTGGAACCAAGAGTCAAAGTAGGAGTTCGCGATTCCAGACTGGGTCTTGGTATTGGTCGAGGTGTACGAAAATCCGTCGGTGTAGTAGTTATCAAAACCGGCGTAAGGACTTCCAGCCGGGTAGCACGTTGCGGACGAAATATGGATGGGTCCGCCGTTGCTCCCGCAGTCAACGTAGTTGTAGTTCTGGCATCCCTGATAGCAGAACACCAGTGCATTGATCGCGGCAGTTCCGCGAACCTTGGTGAAGGTCGGGCCGTTGAACGGGTTGAGGAAGGCAAACCCGAACTTGTAATTGTCGAGCGTCAGGTTGGAGATCTGAGAGTAATAGACCAAAGTGACGCAATAGAACAAAGACCCCGACATCGGGCCGGGGTAAGTCGTCGTCGGGTAAGATGTGTCAGGAGAAGGATTGTTGGTCGAGTTGATGAACCCGCTGGTGGTTCCAGCCTTGTATCCCGTGATGGTCGTGGTGAGTTGGTCTTCGCCAGAAATGCTGAAGTAGGCGCCGTTGACCAGAATGGTGCCAGCAACGTAGTACGTTCCGGTCGGAACGAAAATGGGCACCTGAGCCAAGGTGCATACGTTGACGGCGCTCTGAAATGCGGTCGTGCAGTCTGCCGTGTTGGTCGGGTCCGCGCCGTAGCGCAGCACGTTGCACTCAGGATAATTGTAGTTCGACGGCACGATCCCAAGCGTCTTCTCGCTCGCAGTCTGCGGGTACAGAACGCCATTGCCCGCCAAGTTCGCGATCTGGATCGCACTGACGCGAACCGACGTTCCAGACTGCACGGCCTCCAACTGCTCATTGCCGGTGATGGCAATCGCTGCGGGAAGTTGTGGAATCGTGATATTTGCCATGTTCAAACGCCCGTCTGAGGAATCTGTGGGAAATCGAGCGGCAGGCCCACCGAGCACGTTACGATGGAAGTCGTATTTGTCAATAACGAGCCAGCAGGAATCGTATTTATTTGGCTAATTTGGTACTTGAATGCGGTCGCGGTGGTCACCGTCACGCTGTAAAAGCCGGTGGCGGCGTTGTTGCTCACGCCCAGCACTGACACCTGATCGTTCGTCGCAAGCCCGTGCGGGGCGCTACAGGTGACCGTAATGAAGGTCGTGCCGTCAGCCGTGACCGACAGCACCGGCAACTTCACCCCGTAGTGGACCGTGCCCTTGAGCGGCATCACCGCAGCCTGCGTCAGCCCGTCGCCAAGGTTGTTCGGGTTCGGGCCGATGATTTGCGTGTTGCGGACCTGACAATCCTGCGTGACACGTTGGGTTGTACTGGGAATTGGAATGCCGGTGACCGGGTCGATGACGGTCGGCTGCGAGATCGTGCGGACGTTCGACTCGTCTGCAACGTAGTTCTCGGTGCGGGCGTTCACAATTGGCACCGGGTCGGCCGGGACGACGATGGCCCGCAGTTGCTCCTGCGGCTTGTCGTAGCAGATGCGGCAGACCAGAATCTTGATGTTCTGCATCGTCGCGCCGCGCCAGTCGTACTGCCAGCGTAAATCGACCCACTGATACCAAATACCGCAACGATCACAAACAGCAAATGCTTGTGGGTTACGAGAAGAAACTCTGGCGCGGCCTGCTTTAGATGCGTATGCCACGGGCTACGGCCTGAAGTATCCAGCAACCAATGGAGAAATGTAAAAAGACGCCGTCTCGATGTTCTGAGACGCTGCGATGTCGTAAGCCTCATCGGCCATCGGCTTCAGCAACTGCACCTTTTCCGGTGCCCAGATCATCGCCAAGCGTGAAGCAAGGCCGTAGGCGAGCGCCTCAAGAAAGTAGTACGGGATCTCAATCTGCTGGCCGTCCTGAAAGTTGGCGTCCTGAATCTGGCGCAGCCGGTAATACTTGAACTGGCTTTCGTTGCCATCCGGCACCGGCCAGAGCGTCACGGTCGGGGCGAGCAGGCGGTCGAACCAGTAGGTCGTCGGGAAGCCCTGCTGCTGCTTGTTGGGGTAAGAGGAGTACTCAGAGCGCGAGATCGGCAGGATCAGCCGGTCAATGGCCGAGTTGCCCGAGTTCTGGACGATGTAGGCGTCCAGCATGACGACCGTGTTAGACGGCACCTGATAGGTCGAGCAGCCCTGCTTCAGCGGGATGCACTGGAGATCGACCGCCCACAGGTTGACGCCCTGACTCGACCAGCGGCCGAGCAGCATATTGGTTGCCATCCGGGCCGAGTCCATGTGCTCTTGCAGGAGCGCGGTCGGCCGGATGCCGCACAGGTTGAAGGCGTAGAGCGTGACCTCACCGAGGGAGGGCGCGAAGGCATAGGTGCCGCTGGTTTTCCAGTTCGCCGGTTTATACGGTGTGTTGTTCATTGCCATCTAAACCGCCTTCGCGCCTTCGGTGAGCGCCTTCGGATTTCAGTTCGCCGGAGCGTCTCCGCCGACCGCGCCCGTGGTTGGGAAGTCGGCAGCGATCTTTTTCTGGAAGTGAATCGCAGCCTCAGCAACGCCGAGACCGGCCTGCTTGACCGCGAGGTCAAGGAGGTTGATCAGAACCTGTGCTTCCTGCTGATTGTCGAACGTCATTGATAGATCCTCATTGCCAAGGTAGTGGGGTAGGAACGACCGGGTTGGCTTTCGCGGCCAACTGCCCGTCGATGTCGGACTGGAAGTTGTTGACCCCATCCTGTCCGAGCATCTCAAAGACCCAAGACAAAACTTCGTCTTGGGTCAGTTCATTGTACGGGATGAACGGATTTTCGGCATCGACCTTGAAGGTAATCCCGGTCGCTCCCGGCAGTTGTGCGGTGTTGATGCCATCGGTTCCGGAGCAGACAAAATGCACGATGCAGACGACCGCATCGTACCCCGCGTACTGCGGGTAGTTGTCCATCTGGACGACCGACCATGTGTAGGTGTTAGCCATTAGAAATACTCCACGATATACAATAATCCGGGTCCGCCCGCAGAACCGTTTCCGCCGACGAATCCACCAGAAGCCAAGCCAGCGCCGCCGCCCGATCCGCCTGCGCCGTAGGCGCCAACATTAGATCCGCCCGCGCCGCCGTTGGCAGAAGAACTGGAGTAGCCGGGACCGGGAGCAGCGCATGGAAAAGAGGGGCCAATAGAAAATGGGCTTGGAAATTGACCGGAAGTACCCGTCGTCAAAGATCCGGGCTTGAATTGCGGAGCGGTATTGAGGATAGCCGCACCGCCATAGTTTGTGGTTGTTGATCCTGCACCAGCAGCGGTAAATCCATGTCCTGCTGCGCCAGAACCTGTGCCCATATAATTTTGGGATTGCTGACCTCCGTTACCAGATCCTAAAGCACTACAACCTGCACCGCCGGATCCTCCGCCAAAACCTCCTCCTGCGGAACCGGCTGAAGATCCTCCGGTTCCGGCTCCGCCAGCGCCACCATAAGTAGCGCCTCCGCCATTATTATTCGTCCCCGGCGCGCTTGCGTTTACTGATGACGCATATCCGCCCGCGCCGCCTCCAGATAAATACCCTGCAAGCCCCGGAGCGCCGCCAGCGCCTCCATTGACGGCAAAGTAACCGCCAAAAGAAGTTGTTCCTCCCGGCCCGCCTGTCCCCACATAGTTCAAAGTGTGAGTGCCAGATCCTGCGCTGCCCGCAGTAATCGCCGTGCCGCCATTGGTCGCAGAAACTTGAATTGACGTTGAGGTGCTGCCACTCAAAACGTAATAAGTAGTGCCTGTAGAAAAACCGGTTGGCAATGTTCCTGTTGTTGTAAATTGAATCTGAGCGCCGCCAGCGAACGGCAATCCGCTTCCGGTGATATTTGCGCTGCCATTAGTAAAAGAAACAGTAATGTTTCCGCTGGCAAGCGGGGCACCAGCGGTTACTGAAGTAGCCGTACCCGCAGCGCCAGCAGCGCCAACAGTGACCGTCACAGTGGACGATATGGCAGAGGCTTGGAACCGCTGGTAGAACCATGCGCCGCTACCGCCGCCGCCACCACCCGACCCGCCCTGTGCAGTCGTACCGCCGCTGACGAAAGCAGAACTCGTGGCGTTCGCGTAACTGACGCTGCTGGTCGTTGCGGCCGTTACCGTAGCGCCAGTGGCTGCGGTGTTGTAGCCGCTTGGGTTCATGCCGGTGACGACAATCGTGCTGCCGACCGGGAACGGAATGATTGACTGCGTGGCGAACGTGAGCGTTGCGGTCGTACCATTTCCCGATGCGCCGGTCACTGCAAGGCTGTTGAGCGAGTACGTTCCGCCGAAGCCGCCGCCGCCGCCGCCCGAGCAGCCCCAGACCTCGATCAACTGTACGCCCGCGCTCTTGGTGTAAGTACCAGAACTCGTGAACGCGATGATGTTGGTCTGCGCCGTCGCCTGCTCAATCACCACCCAGTTGGTGCCGTCTGATTGCAGCACGACCGAGTTGACAGTCGGACCCATGATCGCCGTGCCAGCGGTGGTGCTGTTGATCGGCACGACGTTGGACGACGCGCTGACCACGGTCGTGGTGCCGGATGCGCTTCCGTTCTTGATGTAAAGGATCTGCCCCGGATAACTGCTCGCGGCCAGCAGCGTGACGGTGCAGGTACCCGAGGTCGTGAAGATCAGGGTCGAGTCGGTCGCGGTCTGGCTGTAGGTCGATGCGCTGACGGTGGAAGGCTTGTTGAACGAACCCGGACCTGCGACCGTGAGCGTCGAGCCGACTGTGGTCGTGCCGATGCCGAGGTTGCCTGCGAGGTAGTTCTTCGCAGACCCCGCCATGTACAGGTTCCAAGTTGCCGTAGCGCCGGTAGTGGCTTGGTTGCCGTAGAAGGCGTAGGCGTTGGTGATGGTTTGGGCTGCGCCTTGGGTGATGCTTTGGGTGTTAAACTGGTAAAAGTTAGTGATGTTAGTTGTTGATGAAGCATTAAAAGTTGGATTTAAATTTACAAATCCATTGTAAGTTGTAATTGTCCCGCCCGTTGCCGTTGCGACAAAAGTACAGTTCGCATAAAAAATGTTTAAACTTGCAGGAGTGACGGTGCTATTAAGCGTTGGAGATGAGTTGACCCCAACCGCAGTCGTAACAACCGCTCCGGCAGTTCCTGAAAAAATAGGATTGACCTGCAATCCTTGGGCTTGAGAAAGAGATGTTGTTGCTCCGGGGTTAATTGTCGGATTAAGCCAATTAGCCCAAACAGTAGTTGTAGTTGCGGTTCCAGTCATTACTGGAGACGCATAAATCCCATAAATTTGCGACGATGAATTTGTATTCGTGCCAGAGAATTGAATGCTTGCGGCATTCGTGCTCTGCGTCGCAACGAAGGTGTGATAGCCGTTGGTCAGCGTCGTCGTTCCAACCGCCAACTGCCCCGCCAAATAGTTCGGCGCGTTGCCGCTCATGTACAAGTTCCAACGCGCAACCGTCGCAGTCAGCGTTGCAGAAGTGAGCGTTGCTGCGCCTGTGGTGGCGTTGGTGACGACCACCGATCCACCAGAACTGCTGGTGACGGTGAAGGTTCCGCTGTAGCCCGCAGGGGTGACGCCAGCAATCGTGATCGACGTACCGACCGGGATGATGGTCGATCCGGTGAAGGTGTAGGTCACCGATCCAGCAGACGGGGTGCTGGGCGAGACTGCGGTTACGGTGTACTGCGGGGCTGCGGTTGCTTGCTGACCGAAAAAAGAAATAGCAGTTGATATGAAATGAGACGCGCCTTGAGTAAGCGTAGACGCATTGAACTGATATACGTTGTTAATGTTGGTCGTGGTGCTTGCGTTGTAACTTCCGCCTGCCCAATAAGTGCTTTGAGCGGTAATCGTTCCGCCCGTTGCGCCAGAACCTAGTGACGGTAGGTTGTAAATCCCATACAGCGTTGTCGGAGTTATGGTATTGGCAACAGAAGGCTGGTTGTACATCCCATAGGAAGCCGTCAGCGTTGCTCCTGCTGCAACCTGCGGGTTTGAAACATTGTAAATTCCATAGATGTTCGTAACTGACGATGTTCCGTTCAACACGGAATTTTGATAAATGCCGTAGAGCGAAGCGCCGGTATTCGTAACCGTACCGTTCAACGACAACATCGCAGGCGCAGTCGACTGCGTACCGCCGATCACAACGTACCCGCTAGTCAGCGTGGTCGTTCCAACTCCCAACTGAGCGTTAGTAAGAACGCTTCCAGTACCTTTGGGGGTAAGCGTGATGTTTACTGAAGAATCTGAACCTTGCGCCGACAATACAGGGGACGAACCAGAAACCGCACCTGCGAGCGAAACAGTATTCGCCGTGCCTGCAACTGTGAGAGATGTTCCGTCAAATTTTAATTTTGATGATTCCGTCAGCACCGACCCGGTGTCGTACATGATCTGACCAGCAGCACCGCCGCTGGTCGGGGTTGAGTTGACCGTTAGAGTCGTGGACAGCGAAGTGGGGTTGACCCACGAAGTCAAACCAGTGCCATCCGTCTGAAGCACATAGCCTGACGTACCGGCGCTCGTCGGCAGGGTCCAAGTCCACGTTCCCGCAGTCGCTGCGGTTCTGATGCCGACCGTACCGGACGTATAGCCGTTGAGTGCCAGTTGAACCGTCGGGCTTCCCGTAATCAACGTCTGGTTGATCTCAACGGAAGGAATGCCAGCGGAGCCGGGGAAGCTGAATGTAGCCTTCCCCGTACTGTTCAACGTAAGCGGCACAGCCGTACCGACTTGGAATTGAACCGGCGACACGTTGCTGTTGAACAACGTGCCTGTCCCTTGAACACTCAAAACAAGTGAATCGGCTCCGGTTGAATCGTAGAACGTCGCTGCTGTAGCGTTCGTTCCGGTGCCCGTAGTCACCTTCATCGCGGTGGTATTGTTCGCGGAATAACCCGTGATGCTAAGAGCCGTGCCACCCGTTGAGTCCGCAAGCACTACGTTGCTTGAAAACGTAGCAAGGCCGTTGATGTTCACTGCGTTGTTGAACAGCGCGGAACCCGTCACAGCCAACGAGTTCGTACCAATCGCCGCGCCGCCCAGCGCAAGGCTGGTGCCCGTGGCAACTCCCAAGGTCGGCGTGACCAGCGTTGGCGAAATTGACAAAACAACGCTGCCCGCAGTGCCGGTAGCCGTTGTGGTTCCGGTGCCGCCATTCAGTACCGGAAGTACGCCGGTCACGCCCGACGTAAGCGGAAGACCCGTTGCGTTGGTCAGCGTGATTGCAGAGGGGGTATCAAGATTAGGGGTGATCAGCGACGGCGAAATTGACAAAACAACGCTGCCCGCAGTGCCGGTAGCCGTTGTGGTGCCAGTACCGCCACGATTGACCGCAATCGTGTTGCCGTTCCACGTTGATCCGGTAATGGATCCGGGCCAAGAGAGCGTATTCGTAGACCAAGATGCGTTGGAAGGCGCAAAGTAATGCGTGTCCCATGTGCCAGCAGACGAGCCGTTCGACAGCAGCACAATTTCAACAAACGACCCGCTCTGGACCGTTGAAACGGTTGACCCGCCGCCGAACACGTTGACCGTGATGGCACCGCTAGACTGGTTGTTGTTGAACGTGAAGATCGCGCCAATCGGCAGCGTGGTCGCATCAGGCAGCACAATGGTCTGACCGCCGGACCCCGTCACGATGTACGCCGGAGTCGATGCGGCCGTCATGTTGATCGTGGTGCCGGAGGCCGGAACCGACGTACTGCCGATATAAATCGAGTTTGCGCTGACGTTGGAGTTGGCATCGCGCAGCACAACGCTGTTTGCGCCGCTGGTCGGATACTCGCCCGCGACGCCCGCATTGTCGTAAAGCACCCGGCCCGAAGTACCGCCCGTGACGGTCGTCGTGCCGATTGCGATGGAATTTAGCCCCGCTGCGCCCGTCGCGCCGGTCGGTCCAGTGGCACCCGTAGCGCCTGTGGCTCCCGTAGGACCCGTAGGACCGGCGATGCCCGTCGCACCTGTGGCTCCGGTTGGTCCGGTGCTCCCGGTCGCTCCTGTGGCTCCTGTGACGCCCGTAGGGCCGGTCGCGCCGGTCGCGCCGGTCGGACCTGCCGCGCCCGTGGCTCCGGTAGGGCCGGTAGGGCCGGTAGGGCCGGTCGGGCCGGGGACCGTCGAGGCTGCGCCGGTAGGGCCTATCGGGCCGGTCGGGCCGACAGGGCCGGTCGGACCCTGAATGCCCTGCGGGCCGGGCGTTGCGACTTCGCAGACGACCGGATCGGCGGAGACGTTGACCTCGACGACTTCAGGCGTCGCGACAACCGTAACCGTGGAATTGCAATCGTAGGGGTTGCTGCTCATCGTGTGACTTCAGGAGAGACTGTGACTGCGCCTTGGATCAACCGAGTGACGATGCCTCCCGATGAAGTCAGGTTCATGTCATACACCCCAAGATTCCAACTAAAACCGGCGGTCGCACTCGCAGGGATCGTCAGCGTGATCGTCCCCGCCGTGCCGCCAAGGACGATATTACCGTTTGAGGTGCTGGCCTGATACAGGATCGTCGGAGACTGCACCGTCTGGCGGATCTGCATGTTCGCCGTGAAGCCGGTCAGATCAACCGGCGTGCCGCCGGAGCAGGACGCGCTGCTGCACCCGCAGTTGCCCGAGCAGTACCCCGTGCCGCAAGTGCATCCGCCAACGGTCCACAAGAACACGCGGCTGAACGTCGCCCCCTGATCGATACAGAGATTGTAAGTGCCTGCGGCCATGATGACCTCTTAGGCCGGGTTGTTGCTGAACTGAACGAACGTCGCGGTGACCGATCCGGTCGCGTTGTTGAGCACCACCTTGGCAAAGATCGGCGCAGAGTTCAGGGTGGCCTGCTGGGCGGTCGTCGCGCCCACGAGATTCGCAGCGGGCGAGTTCAGCCAAGTCACGCTACCCACAGCGACCGGGTTGGTCGGGCTGTTCGGGTCGTCCAGCGTCTGCTGGACGGTGTAGTTCGCGCCGCCAGAAGGGTTGCACTGAACCGAGACTTGCGGGAAAGCCCAGTCGTCAAAGCGCACCCAAGACGACTCGGTGGCGGGAGGTGCTACGGAAACGGTGATTGGACGCATATCAATGCCCCTTGGACTTGCGAGCCGCTGCGGCGTTATCGACCAGATTCGGATACGGCCTGCCAGCAGCGCGAGCCATAGCCTTCGCCTTGTTGAGTTGCTTCTTCTTCAGATGCTTGACCTCGTGGCCTTCGGGCATCTGCTTTTCCCAGAATGGCTTGCTCATGTCAGCACTTCACATCCCAACGCTTGAGAGCAAGGTTAATACGGCTGTTCGGATCGTGCGCGGTTTTTGCAGAAGTCAGTTTGTGCTTCATGCCGCACATCCGAGTCCTGAAATTGTCGCGGCGCTGTGCGGCTTCGGGGCTGTGTGCAGCCTCGCCCGCAGTCACCGGCTTCTTGATGTGGTGGCCTTCAGCGCGCAGCGATGCGCGACCCTTCTCGTTCAGCCCACCGGAAGGCGACTTGCCTTCCTTTCGAGTCCATGCACCAGACATGGCGTCTCCTCATGGAAAAACGGGGGCGCAGAGGCCCCCGTTTGATTCAGGATTGATCTTTCGATCACTCCATCCCCATCTCAACGGTATGACCCTTCGGCGGAGTGCCCTTGTGGGCGCTCGACAGAGGATTCATGTTCGAGCCGCCAGCGCGACCGCCCGACTTGCGCGGCTTGCGACCGGCGTGGTGCTTGGAGTGATGACCATCGGCCATCATCCCGTGCTTCTTGTGAGCACGGCCACCGCGCTTGCGCTCCTCGGCCTCACCCTCGACGTTCGAGTCGTAGGTGTACCGCTTGTTCTTACGGCTCAAGTCTTCAGCCGCTTCGTTGACGCCGCCCGTCGCTTTGTGGTGACGGCCCTTATGACCCTTGTGACCTTTCATATCCTACTCCCAGATCAGGTGTACTGACCGTTGGTGAAGCCGTTGATTGCCTGAATGTACGAGACGATGACGATGTAGCCACCGGCCGTACCGCTCTGCGCGCTCGCCTTGCAGTAGATCTGAACGTCCTGCGTGGAAGACGTATTCAGCCATGCAGACACAAGGCTTCCCGGCTGGACGGTCTGCTGACCGACCGTACCAGCAATGCCCGTCGCAAGTTCATTCGCTGCCGTGGAAGTTCCAATGCTGACGGTCGCACTGGAATTCAGAGCGGTCGTCACATACACATAAATGTCTGTGATGATGCTCTGGGCAGGAATGATGATGCCCGTTGCAAAAGCAGTCGTGCTCTGGGGGATCGGCGCGTTGACCACGCCGTTGACATCGCTCGCCTGCATCATGCTGACGAAACCGACGTTCTGAGTTCCGTTGTAGCCGCCGACACCGGCAAGATTGCCGGTGCCGTCGCTCTGCAACACGTTACCCGCAAGGACAGGCCCAGTGAAAACTGTGCTGCTCATTACGATTTCTCCTTACGAGGTGGGCAGCGAAGCCCAGATCGAACGCCAGTTGTAGTAGCCGAAGGAGTAACGCTCGTAACCCTTGACAAGCAGGTTGTCGGTGACGAAGTCGACTTGCATATCGGTCTCGAACTTGACGCGCTCCATGTACGAGAGACCGTCAATGTTCGTGAGCAGGAACCAAGCGTAAGGCGAGGTCAAGAAGTCGTTGACCATGTAGCCTTCCGGCAAGCCGCCTGCGGTCGTGAGGATTGCGTTGACATCGTTGTCTGCCGTGCCCGGACGCAGTTCCGTCTTCGTCAGACGAATCGCAACCGGCTCCAACTGCGGCGGAACGACGAGTTTGCGACCGCGAGCGAACACCTTCAGGCCAGCCTGATCACGGAAGTTCGTGCGGATCGAAATCATCGCGTTCAGCAGCGTGGCCTCGTTGAGGTCAACCTGCACGCTCGGCGTGTTCGACACGACGCCACCGTCAATCGGGTGGTTCGCGTTGACGAGCGAGACACCGTCACCACCGATGGCCGGGTTGTAGACCGACGAGGTGTTGAGGATGTTCGCGCCGTAGATTTCCTTGGTCTGCTGGAACGATTCGATCAGACCGAGGTTCGACGGGTGAAACTGCGTCTTGTAGAGGTTGTCATCGATGGCCTTGCGGGTGATGGCGTAGCCAAGAGCGATTTCGTTGTGCTCTTGGTTGTACACATACCGCTCGCCAGCACCGTTGTCGAACGAGGTCTGAGCACCTTCGGTCTTCAACTGCGCGAGGCCGAGGTAACGCATCTCAGCGGTGCGCTCCAGAGCCATCTTCGAGTCATGCTTGGTGAAGATCTTGTCGTACTGAGACGGAATCATCTCGTACTTGCCTTCCACCCCACGGAGTCCGGGGAGCAGAAGGTCCTTAATCGCAGAAAGATTAACGGCCATTTCTAGTTACTCCCCTTAGACCGTGCCAAGCGACTTGGTCTGGACGCTGTTGAAGGCCACCACGACGTAGTTGTTCGCGGCGGTCGGATCGTAAGGAACCGCGCCGGAACCCGTCGCGACCGCAGGCACGTTCGTCGCGATGCCGACGATACGGAACGGAAGTTCCGCAGAACCCGACGCCGTGGGCGCAAGGATCGTGGCCTGATTGACGTATGCACCGCTGAGACCGCTGGCCGCGTTGCCGGAGCCGATGGCGTAGTTGATCATCGAGCCGACATTGGCCTGAGTGATCGCCGTGCCGGTGTTGCCCGACTGCACGAGGAACTGCGCGTTCGGGTCGTTGACGTAGTACGCCTCGCCCGGATACGCGGTGTCGCTGCCCGGCCAGTAGTTGGACCAGACCGTGCGCTTCTGCGAGGTCGAGAGGTACTTGCAGCCGACGAAGATGCCCGCGAGCGGCCAAGTCGTCGTGTTGCCGACGTTGAGGTTGCCCGAGACGGTGATCACCGGGTCGCCGAAGTAGATCGGCGTGGTGTAGGAACTGAGGATCTGACCCACGACCTGTTCATAGGTCGGAGCGGAACCCGTCCCCTTCAACTGCGAAAACCCGAAAGGCGCAAAAGTGTTCGCCATGACGGTTTGTCTCCTATTACGGAGGCCATCATCGCGCGCCGGGGCGATTTAGACCGGGAAGTTGTCAGCCCTCCACCGGGGAGGGATTGGCGCACTTATACGCCCAAATTTTCTGTTATGTCAAGCGAAGGCAAAAAAATGGCCCCCGAAGGGGCCACAAGATGAGGCTCAAAGTGAGAATCCCTAGTCTTTAGGGATGGGCAGAGCCTCGTAGGAACGCTTCACATTGACCAGCGGATTGCCCTTGTTGTCGCGGCCAAATTGGCCTTGCGGGGCGGAGTTCAACTGCTCTTCCTTCTGGCGGACCTGAGCACGAGCGCGGCGCAGTTCAATTGCACGCGCCTCGTCGTTGATCTCCTTCGGTCGCTCCATCAGGATCGCGCCCTTGCGCTCGATGGTCGCGCCCTTGTACCCGGTCGGCATCATGTTCGGATGCCGGTAGGCCGGGACCGGCTCCCAGCCTGCGCGGGCGAGAGCGACCTGATACGCCGGGTCTTCAGCGCCGAGCAGCAGCCTGCGCTTCCACTCGTAGGTCCAGCCGTCAGGGATTTCGCGGGCGTCAATGAAGAACTCGTCGGTGCCCTCGTCCATGCTGCCGAGGTGATCCTTGAGTTCTGCGGTACGCCGCGCTGCGCGGGTGCGGGGGTCTTCTTCACGCATCTTCTTGCGAGGCTCCGGGCGGACGAGGTGGTCTTCGGTCGATTCATCCATCGGCTTCGGTACGAATGCGGGAATCGCAGCGGCTTCTTCTTCAGTCAAAGGTTTCATGTCTTGCTCCTTGCGCGGCCTGCCGCGCTTCTTTTCGGGTCGTTGAATGTCCATCGTCGCTCCTAGTTCAGTTTGCCTTCACGCTGGAGAGCGACCTTGTTCTTGGCGTACTCCTGATCGGTCATGCCCATCATCGAGGCCATCTCGCGCTCGGCAGAGGTCAGCCGCACGACGTTCGGCTTCGACCCGGTGCCGGTGCCGCTGCGCGAAACCGGAGCCGCAGGCGGCGAACTGCGTCGCTGCGTGGGCTTTGCAGCCACCGACGACGGGTCGTCTGCCTCAACTTCGGCACGCCGGTTGATGCGGAGCGTGTCCTCAATCGACTGGAAATACTCGTCGGTGTCGGGCGCAATGCCGTCAGCCGTTGCAAGGTTGTGCGCTGCGATCATCTTCTGGTACAGGCGCGAGTCGGTCGCAAACTGGGGATTGCGTCGCAGCCACGACGCAGAACGCGGCGAAAGTTGCGATGCGAGGTCCTCGACCGGGTCCGAATGACGCATCCGGTCAGGGATTTTCTCTTTCGGCGCGCTTTCGAGGGCCTGCTTGCCCTGCTCCAACTGCAACATCTTCGCTGCGTTGGTCGCCATCTCCTGCTGGATGCGCGCCGCAGAGTCATAGTCGTTGATCGACATCGCTTCGCGGTAGTTTGCCTTCAGAATCTCCGAATTCTGGCGCACCGTCTCGATGGCGTTGGTCACGAGCGTCAGATTGGTGTCCTGAACCTCGTTTTTCGCCTTCGCAGCGTTCTGAGCGTACTCATGAGCACGCTTTTCGGCCTCGATTCGAGCCTTTCTCTCGGCTTCGAGGCGCTCTTTCAGCGTTTCCAAGCCCTCTTCAGGCTCGATTTCGCGCTTCGAGACCTTTGCAGGCTTCTCATCAGCCGCTTCGACCCTGATTTCGGCGTCTTTCGGCTCGGGTTCGGTCACATCGACCAAAATGTCCATCTGTTCCGGTTCAGTTGACATGATGTTCTCCCTTACCAGACCTGATCCGGGCTACCGACGCTGCCGCGAACGTCGATGTCCTCGATGCAGCGGCACAGAACGCCTTCCTTGCCGCCCGGAAGGGTTATCGCCCAGCCGTCAGACGGCCGGAAGATGACCCAATCGTTGATTTTGAGGTTGACGCCGTTGAACCACTTCTGCGAAGGATCGACAAAAGCGTCCGGACCCATCTTCAGGATGAGGCCGATCTTGCTCTGGTTGCGGTCTTCCTTGATGTACTGCTGCGGAAGAGCGATGCCGCCCTTCGTCATGTCGGGTCGGATGTAGACCGCGACGAGAACCTGATTGTGGAAAATCTGGATGTCTTGAATGTTTCCGAGTTCGTTCCAAATTTTCGTCTTCGGGTCAATGTCGTGTTGCATTTCCATGATCGGCATACGGATCTCCTACTGATGATCTACCTTAGATGCGGCCTCATCGATCAATTCCAATGCCTTCTTCAAGCCTTGGATCTGACCTGTCAGCCTTCGATACTCTGCAAAGTCGGGGATGCTCATTCCGAGAACGAGGTTCTCGGTCAATCGTGTTACTTCGTCATCAATCATCGTAGATAGTTCGTTCAGGATCGCCGTAGATCTATGTAGCATAGGTCGCTCATCGATAAAGGGGCGACCAGATTACTCTGATCGCCCCCTGTTCGTCACTTGCGCTTCTGGATTTCAGTCTTCTCCAGTCGCCCAAGCCCGCCGCCACTGCCCGCATCCATGTCCTTCGCGCTGCGGTAGGTGCGGTGACCGACCCGGCCACCGGCCTTGCGGCCCGGCAGCATACCCGGAGGCATCCCGCCCGGCGGCATCCCGCCCATCGGCGGACGCGGCATCGGCATCGGCATACCCGGCGGCATACCGCCCGGCGGCATCCCACCCATCGGCGGCGGCGGGACCGGCACAGGGACCGGAGCGCCCGGCGGCGGGCCACCGGCAGGCGGCATCATCCCGCCTTCGCGCTTGTGGTGGTCTGCGATCACGATGGTGACGTTCGGGCCACCGGCCTTGCCGCCGTGCTTGCGCGCACGACGCCCGCCGGTCGGCCGGGTGCCTTCCAGCGTGCCGTCAGAGACGCTGCCGCCTTTCTTGCGGCCCATCCGGCCACCGGAGCACTTCGCGCACCGGCAGGAAGCGCCGTGCGTCTTGCCGCCGCGCTTCATCGTCTGCGAGTCGCCCATGTCGTCCTCATCAAGCGACTTGGTGGCAGGCGTAGGCTGCTTCGGGTTCTGCGGAGCCGGAACCGGCGCAGGGGCCTTCGGCTTCGGCCTCGGGTACGGCTTGCCGTAGGCTGCGCGGTACTCGTTCAGGAACTCTTCGCTCGGCTGCGGATCGCCGCCACGCGACATCCCCGGCTTCAGCGCTTTCTTCTTGACGATCTTCTTGATCAGCCGCTTGTCTGCGGCCTCGTCATCATGCTTCATCGCCTTGCCGCCGCGCTTGCGGGCCGGAGCAAACGAACGGGTGGTGGCGTCAAGCGCGCTCGGACCGCCCGGAAAGGACGGGCCGCCAGCGGCTTTGTGCGCCTTGCCGCCGCGCTTGAACGCGCCGATGTGCTTGGTGCCGGAACGCTGGGCATTCGCCTCCCGCATGTCGCGGTTCAGCAGGCTGTCGGCGGTGATCGCCTTGCCGCCCGACTTGCGGGGCTTGCGGCCCGCATGGTGCTTGGCGTGCTCGCCGTGGACCTTGACGACCTTGCCGCCCTTCTTGTACTGGCGGCGGGAAACCGGCCGAGCGCCAGTCTTGGCCTCGGTGTTGAGCGGCTCCGGGGGAGTCCAACTCGATGCATCAACCTTTCGATGCGGGTCGGTGCTGGCGAGTCGGGACGCCTTGCCCCGCATCGCCTTCCGAGCCGACTTGGCTAGATCGGACATGACAATCTCCTGCGGGACTACCGCTTCCTGTGGCTTGACAAGTGTGCGACTAAGTGCATCGCACGGTCAACTAAACTCTTTTCTTCTTTCGCCGCTCCGCCTTCTGCGAAATACCCGGCGTGCGAGGCGCTCGGCAACGGGTTCACTTCGCCCGATTCGGCAAGATACCCGGCCTTGGAAACGTCGTTGCGAACTCGTTGCATCTGCTCAAGGCTCATGCGCGGCAACTTCTCAAGACCGGGGAAAAGAACTTCATGCGGTTCCAGTCGATTCCTGATCCTGTCCCAAAGCATCCATTGATTGGAAAAAAGCCCCTGACCGGCGGCTTGCGCCTCACGAGCGTTTTGTTCCAACGCTCGAACATACGGCCCCTTGACCAATGACATTTTTTCTGGCTCTGAGGAAACCCAATTGACGTTACGAAGGGCTTCTGGAATTTCTGGGTTGTAAGCGCCTGTCTTTTTAACGCGAGTCATGGCAGATGGAATGTTATTAACGTGGGCCAGAATGCCGTCTACGAAATGACCACGGCCTCCCGACGTATTCAGCATCTGTTCAAAAGATCCAACGCGATCCGCTTTTTTGCGTTTGGCGTTGAACGACTTCAGCAGTTCCTGTTGCCATGCACGTTGCTCTGCCTCGTTCTCAAAAACATTGTTTTGAAACCGAGTTGCCATATGCCGATCAATTGCCGAAATTGCGGCATCCTTTGGCGACTGCCATACGCTTGCAAGCGATCCGGTTTTGGCGCTCAGACCACGAACTTCATTAATGATCTTGGAAACGTGATTTGACCATTTTTCGCTCGGGCTGTTGCCCGGAGTCTTGGTCGGATCAAACGTAAAGAAATCTGGTCGATCACGCATTTTTTGCGCGAATTCAGCAATGTCCGCATAGTTGGCGGAACCGGATGCACCAATTCCGCCTTGCCGCTGCGCGTGCAGCCCCAACTGTTTACTGATGGCTCGAGAAAAATGATTCAACTGATCGCGGCTGGGGGTTCCTTCCGAATAGTGATACGGAAGCATGGATGATAGGGTTTCGATATCACGCGGCCCCTTCAACATGATTCGCTGTAACGCAAGTTCGTTTGGAGTCAAAGGCTGATTCGGAGAGATCATCCCAAACATCATCTGATTGCCGACCTGAGTCGGCGACAATTCGCCTGACGGTTGCATCGAAGAAATCATGCGATTGTGAATCGCCTGATGATGTTCTGGCAGTAAATCGTTGGGATTGATGCCCTGAGACTTCAGGTGCAACAAATCAAAATACGAAAACGGTTCAGCGCTATTGATCCCGCCGGTGATCGTGACTTCACGGCCGCTTTGCGTTTTGATCTTTTGAAGGTTGGCGTTCCATTTGGCCGAATCACGCGGACCAAGCGTTGGAACACCATGCTCTTCGCCGAATGCCCCCCAGTCTGCCGGGGTAAATTCATGCGGTTGTTTGCCTCGAAAACTGACTCCGGGTGCTCCTTGCACTCCTAAAGTTCCCTCGGGTCCCGCAAGTTTGAAATTGCGGGAACCGGGGAGAATCAGTCTGCCGCCGTGGATTCGGCTCAAAGACTCAAGGCTTGAAAAATCTACCGGCCTTTCGCGACCTGACCCTTGGAAGTGGGCTTCTTCGAGGAGCGACTTGAGCCGCTCTGCTGCTTCGGCCTGAAGAGGATCGTTGGCGTTCGGTGCGGATGCGTCGGGTCGTTCGGTTGCTGGTGTCGTACTACGGCCATAATGTTCACCGTGGGATGGGAAAGATATGTTCGTCTGGTAAGAGTGAATAGTGTATTTGCCATTCAACAGTTTGTCTATTTTGTGAGCAGCAGCAGCGGCTTCTTCTTCGTTATTTCCAGAAAGAATGTCCATATAACCGTTTTCAAGGTCGGACGAATGTCCTTCCGCAAGACCGTTTTCGTTCAATGTTTTGTAAATTTGATGCGCTTTCTCTTCGTCAACGCTTTTCGGCAACTTGATGCGAATCAAACCAGACGGGAAACTTCCTTCAAACGGCTCGTGATGAGCGCCCATCATGGCGTCTTGTCTGAACAGTTCGCCAAGGCTATTCATCGCGGCCGGAAGATCTTCCTTGTTGTTCGGCCTGAAAGTGTAATTGGGGTTTGTGAACCCACCGTAACCTCCGAGTCCGTTGGCTATCTCGCCTCGGATTCCGGTTTTCTTTTTCCATTTTGGAATGAACTCTTCAATCATTCGATTGGAAATTTCTGCCTTTGCCTGCGGAGCAAGGCGCTCCCAAGATTCCTGCAACTTGGGATCCCAAGTTTTACCCGGAGCAATCTCAAAGTACGATGTTGAAGGTTCGTTAAGCGGCTTTGTTTTGCCGCCAACTTTTCTTTCCTGACGAGCGACCATTAATGCCTTGTTGATTGCATTCTGCGGGTTTTTCACTTGGCCTCCGCCTGCCTTTGTGATGTTCGGATCTTGCGGATCAAAAGTTCCGCGATTGCCAATCGCCGACTTCACTTGCCGAGGGTCAAATGCGGCAAGGTTCTTGAAGCCTTCTTCGTTGGTGTGGAAAGCATCAAACCCAGCCTGACGGATAGCCGCTTGCACAGCCGGGTTCTCGATGTCCTGCCACTCGCCTTCCGAGATAGCATCCTTGAACAACTTGTGTCTGTCTTTGGCGCGCTGTTCTTTCTCGGCCGGGAACAAGCCGTGATAACGATCTGCGTTGATCACAGGATCAAGCGAACGGAAAAGGTCCATGACTTTTTCGACATGCTTCGGATTCTCATAGTCAAACGGATTTTTTGCGTTGATGTGTACCGGGTAGACCGCAGGATGCTCGCCCTTGTCGTGACGCTTCAAGGCACGCTCTGCATACCAACTGGCGTATCCGGGGTCATGCGTTGCAAAGATCGCTTGCGGATTGCCTTTCGCCGGATCGAACTCGTGAATGTCGCGGCCACTGCCGTGATAAAACACTCGCGGCTTGCCACTCTTGTCGAACATCGACGGGTGAGCGCCTTCCATGAACTTCGCAAGGTTGCGGTCATGCTCTTTTGGAGAAACGGAATGTGCTGCCATCACCGCCCGCCGAATCGCCTTCTGCGGGTCTACGACGCCGCCTGTGGCTTTGTTTACAGACCTAGCGACAATTCCATGCCCAACAGACTTTGGCTTTTCATAGCGGGAAGGATCAATAACTGGATACAAATACTTTACGCCGCCCGGCTTGATGTCGAACTGACTACCCTTTGAAACTAAATGTTGCTTTTCCAAACGACGAAATTCGGATTCGCCAACAATTTTTGGCTCGCCTACCGTCATTTCGCCAATGGCTTGAGCAGGACCCTGCCCAGTTCTGACAACCGCGACGCGCTTGCCAACGTATGGCTTTAGCGAATGGCTATCTCTTGTTTCGTATTTTTTCAATCCATCAACAATGTGATCAGCGTAAGGAACGTCATCGTTCCTGACGTTGATGCCCATTAACTTATTGCTAACTTCTCCGCCCGTGGCTTTAGCGATGACTGCGCCGCCGGTTGCGGCGTGCGGGAAATGGCGGTTTTCGGCGGCTTGGAACTCTTCTTCAGTCATGTAGTTTGGGATTTGCTCGCCGTCTTCTTTCATCCGATCAGTCAGCCCAGAATACAATTCGTCCATTCTTCGTAACCCGGTATTTTGCAAATCTTCAACTCTTTTCCAATTCCCAGACTTCACAAAGTCCTGAACGTAAGGGATGTAGCGATCTACAGGCTTCTTGTTGCCCTTGCCTTTAATTTGAGCAATGTCGAGCGTCTCGGGGACTCCCGCCAATCTCAACGCATGTCCCAGTGGGGTTAAATCCCCGTGTTCATCTCCTTCTCTCCACGCATCTCTTAATTGAAAGCCCTTTGCAAAATAATCATTTGCAAGTTGTTCGTTGCCGCCGAGATGTTCAACAAGATCAGAGTAAACAAGAGAACTGGGCTTTGCTTCAATCGTCACATGAGGCTCGCCAGTCTTCTTGTTGCGAAGGCTGAAGATGCGGGAATGCCCTGAAGCAACTTCTGGGGTATACCCGCCAACGCAATGCCCCATGACACTGCCTTCGTACTTGAGCGCCTCTTCAAGGTCAGAGTCTTCCGCTTCCTTTCCGTGCGAAACCACGACATCTTCTTGTCCGCCATAGCGCAATGGGAATTGGTTAAGTTTTTTAATGATGGGATCAAAGTCGCCGTTTTTGTTTTTTTCTCTTAACTGATCGCCAAACGTGTCGATGTAGTTTTGCGCTTCTTCCTGCGTATCAAATTTTGCAGGAAAAGCGCCATGCACTAAATGCTGACCCTTTCCATACACCGGAGGAATAGCGGGCGTTGCGTTAGGCGAATTTTTTAATTCATACCAAGCGTAGTCCGTGCCCGGATAGTCCTTGTGCAAGTACGTCGCCGGGTTAAATGCTTTCTTCTTGTCCGCATCCTCTCGATTCTTTTTGCGCCACTCGTTGATGTTGTGGACATGCTCAACCGCCTGCGGGACCGACATGCGGGCAAGCGATTCGTGGCGCAACTTGAGGTGGTCGGGAAGATCGGATTCAGGATCGACAGAGTTGTGGAGTTCGTCAATCAGATGGTCAAAGCCTAAATTTTTGCTTATTGAAGCGTATGGAGAGATGTCGTGAATTTCCGTATTTGGATCAACTTTTTGAAGCCAAGGGTTATTTTTTAAGTGTATTTGATTTTTTTTCCACCAACTTGCTGTCCCTTTGTCAAAAAGCAGATCAGAAGCCTTTTCCCAAGCGTTTCCTAAATCTGTTTGGGACGAAAGTCCTAAAGCAGGGTCATAGTTAAGGTCTGGTTGTTGATCAAGTTGGTTTTCATTAACGTGAAGAATTCCACGTTCCGCCAACGCACGCACCGGGTCGCGCTCAGTGCCCATTTCGTTCTTGACGTATCGAGTCAATTGTTTGCGAACAAATTCATTGACTGAATGAACTTGTTTTGCTTTTTGAACAAGGTGCGAAGATTCAGACGGGTTAGATAAAATTTCTTCTGGATATACAAGTCCATTTACATATTTACTCAAAGGATTCAACGCACTTTCAACACTCCCACTCAACCACTGCCCGCCCGGCTCTTTGACGATCTGCGTGCCCTGCAACTTCGGCGGGGTGAAGTCCTGCACCCCTTCATCTGGCCGCTCAAAGCCCGCACGCTGGCCGAGGAAGCCTCCGGGGGCTTTGTGGGGAATTACAGCGCCGCCCTTGGCACGATGCACCGGATCGCTCGGCTGAACCGAAGCGGGTGCCACCTGCCGAGTGATGGCCTGAGCCAGCATCAGCGCCTTCTTGATCGCCTTCGGGTCGTTGATCATTACTGCTAATCCTTCTTCGCAGCCTTCTTCGCAATCTCAGCGTCCTTCACAGCATCCGCAGACGGGGTCTGGTGCATGATCAGATCGCGGATCAACTCCATCTCCTGAGTCTTCTCACGAGACTGCCGATCCAGTGCGCGGTTCTTCGCCTCATCCTCAGAGTCGTGATGCTTGATCGCCAACTCAGCGCGCTTGGTTTGCGCGTCCATCAACTTCGCTCTGGCCTGCATCATATCGACCGGAGTGTCAGTCTGCTGCGGTGGGGCAAGCCCACCAGACGCAGGCTTCTGTGCGAACGCACCCTGCTGGGTCTTCGCCTGCACCTCGGCCATCTTCGCCTGTGCAGTGAGCATCTTCGCATCCGCATCGGTCTTGTCGTTCTGCATCTTCGCCTGCATCTGGAGCATCTCCGGCGGCGGGTTCTGCTGCGCCTGTGGCGGCGCAAAGAACTGCTGCGGGTTGTTCCAGCCAAGCGCCTGAAGCGCAGCCGTGTCAATCGCAATCGGGTCGTACATCGAAGGATTGGCCTGCTGCAACTGCTTCAGCGCCATGATCTTCATCACCCGCTGCGCGTGCGAGGCAGTGTTCGGGTCCGCCTGCGGCACCAACTCACAGTTGGTGATCGCCTGCATGAAGGTGTCCTCGTCCCACTGCGTCTTCGTCCGACAGCCCTGCTGCCAGAACGACTCCGGGTGGTCCTTGAAGCACTCGACCAGCAACTTGAACTCGTCCGACTGCGCTGCATGCAGCCGCTTGTGGACCGAGTTCATGATCTTCGTCGCCTGCTCGATCATCGCCAAGGTCGTGCCAACCGGCGTCTCCGCCTTGCCCTCACCGACCTGCTGCTCAGAGGTTCCGCCGATCCGCATTCCGGTCTGTGCAATGTCATTCACAAGCGACATCAGCGCAGACGACGGCTCCTTGTACGGCAAAGGCATGATGGCTTGTGAGAGCGGCATACCGCCGGTCTTCACCAGCGCGCCGCCGCCCGGCGGGACCCGGAACATGTTGGTGTTCTGACGAGCACCGGTATCCGCCATCAGGAAGCCGGGGAAGTTCGAGTACATCCCGGCATCGAGCAACTCACGCCAAGCAGCGGTGATCGCGTTGGTCGTGTTGCCCAAGATGTGCAAGAGACCGATGTCGTAGAACCCCAGACCCGGCACATAGGTGTACTTCACAAACCGCTTCTTCGCGACCGGCAACTCCTGCGTCTCTTCACGGTAGTTACGGACCACCGACAGGATCTCGCGGGACGATGCATCAATCGTCACGATGTACGGCACCTCAAGGCCCGACTCGCGGCCCTTGTACTTGTGCTCGAAGCCGCGAACGTCCAACTCGCAGTAGCACTCGTAGATCTCGCGATCACGGTCGTCCGGGTTCGCCGCCTCCGGCATGATCCCCTGCTGCGACTTCTCCTCACGCTGCAAGGAATCCATCTTCGGGGAGTTTGGCGTGCCGAGATGCACATCCTTATAAACCCCCATGATCTGCAAGCGACGCACCGTCGATGGGCGCATCAGCACCCGGTGAGTCACCCGCTTGGCATTCATCAAATCAGTCGCGGCCTGATTCACGATCAGGTCGTCCGCATCCACCGACTCCGATACTGGGCGATTACGCAGCGGGCAGTAGTACACCTTCTTGAAGGCAGTGCCGCCAAAGCCCAGCATGAACAGCATCCGGTCGGTGTCCGGGTAATACTCGGTCGCGATGGCCGTCAGATAGTGATTGAGGTCACGCTCCAGAGCATTTGCAGTCTGGTCCTCTCGCAACTCAGCCTTGTTGTCGTCATTGCGGATCTTGACCGGGCCGTCGGTCGGCAGCAGTTCGGATCGGGCGTTGGCTTGGAATCTGAGACACGCTTCCAAGAGCAGCGGATGACGAACCTTCGACATTCCTTCGACTGGAGCGCCATCAGAAGCCCCCTGCAAGCCCGGAATCTCGATCTTGAGTCCGAGTAACTTCAAGCCCGCAGTGCGGTCCTCGATCCACTCCGTGCGGCTGCGAATGTCTTCATCGATCCCATTCAGCAACTCAGAGGCAATCCGACTCAACTCGCCCTGATCGATCTCATCGACCAGATTGTCATACCACTCAAGCGGCCCCTTGTCCTCGGCCGACTCCAACGGCGAGCCGTCAATCGTGATCGAGATCGAGCCGTCACCGTGCTCAATCATGATCGTGTTGCCCGCATCGTCCTTGTTGGCGACATCAGCGCCCTCTTCGGCGTGCTCGACAATCACATCGGATGGATCCGGCATCTCCGAATCAGGAGCGCCAGCAAGACGGATGTTCGGCACAAGGCCGGGCGTGAGTGCCATGTCAGTTCCTCTCTGAGACGTTGGTGCTCAGGTTCTCCACTTCGATGCAAAATTGCCTAATGCCTTCATGTGCGGCATTATTATCTGTTTTGCCTGCGATTGTATAGACCCGGCGGTGCTCCTCGCCCCCATCCGGCCCGCCCCAGACCTCCACCTCCCAGACCGACTCCGCCGGACCCTTCTCCAAGAGTTCCACCGTCGCCTGCGCCAGAATCCTCGGCTTCTCCATACTCCCCCCCTACGCCGGATAGAGCGGCGCGTTCGACTGACCCACAACCCTGATCTGGTTCTGCACATCCGCCTGATGCTCCGGTGCCCGGATCAAAAGACCCAGATCCCGTAAGTGCCGAAGGCTCATCGAGACCGTGTCCACCAAGTCGTCATGCTTGCCTCGCGGGAACTGACCGACCTGAGTGATCACCATCTCAGACCACACCCGGTCCGGTGCATACACCATCCCGTCCGCGAAAATATGCTGCACCGAGTACAGCCGTGACAACTTGTCCTGCGACTTCGGATCAGACAACTGCACCGCGAAGTTCTCTGTGCCGTAGATCCGCCGGATTTCCTGCGACACCGAAATACCCGCCGCCTTGTTCTCGATCAGCAACTTATCCACTTTCAGCAACTTGCAGGTCTGTGCCACCTTCTCGACCAACTCATGCAACTCATACCTGCCCTGCCATGCGTGCATCATCATCACTTTCGGTGCTGACTCATCATAAGTGCGGTCGGTATAAGTCGGTCGGCCATCCGGCCCAATCGCCCGGATCGGCACCGATGTCGTGCCGCTCGTGAAAATCCCCCACACCGTCAAAGCACTCATGTCGTTCATCGTCTTCACGGTGTAGGCGGTATCCAAGGACGCAATGATGAAGTCCATCGGCGGAAACGCATCCGTCTCCCACAACTGCCACCACTCTCGCTTGATCACACCGCCGCCCGCTGGCTCCGGGCGCTGCTGCAACTGACCGGCTGCGGCGAACGGACCCAACTGCTTTTCAAGCAGCCTGACCTCGTCATCGCCAAACCGATCCGGCCAGAGCAACTCATTCGGCTCCTCTCGCGGATCCTTCCAGCCAATCGTCGTCACAAACGCACGCTCAGGCTCGTAGCGCATCGGCAGGCACAAGTGCGTCCACTCGCCGACATCCTTCGACAGGATGTGCCCGGTCAGGTCGTCCTCAGCCAGCCTCTGCTGGATGATGATGTACGCACCGGTCTTCATGTCGTTCAGACGAGTGCTCATCGTCCCGTCCCACCATTCTTTTGTCGCTTCAATGGTGGCTTCGCTGAAGGCTTCGGATGCGGAGTTGGGGTCGTCTATGATGATGCAGTTGTGGACGAGAATTCCTTCAGCAAAGAAATTGTGCTGTCCTTCCACTTCGATGTCATGGACGCGGACCGAAGACACGCAATGGCGCTCAATCTTGGAGATAGTTCCAATACTCCATGATGATGCTTCTTGTGACAACTCATGCACATGATGATCAGATTCTGCGGCCTGTTGTCTCGCGTATTTTCGTTGATGTGATGGCAGTGCAGAGACGCTCTTTTCCCGCCATAGCGATGCTTCATGTCTTTCCCTTCCGATCCGCAAGCAACGCACCTCGCGGCGTCCCTGTCCAACACGAATTCCCGCATCCGTATGTATTGATTTGAATAGCGGCCAATCTGTTTGAACTTCGAGTTCTTCAATCCCCGCATACGCTGCGAATGCACTTCGTCCGCACACTCTCCGCTGCAATACATGGTGAAGCCATGAAAGATCTTCGAGCACTGCGGACATTGCTTTTTGACACGCCGCTCTGCACGCGCTACCAATTTGCAAGCATCTGAGCAGTAACGAGCGTGACGATGCTTTGATGGCTTTTCGCACACTTCGCACTTTTTTGAATTCTTGGTCGCATGATGCGTTGAACAACATTTCTTGCTGCAATACGCATCCCGGCTCCCGCTCTTCAACGCCTTGCGCTGTTCGTAAAGAGGCTTGTCCACCCTCTTCCCGCACATATCGCAAATCAGATGCAGAACGATCTTTCTGCCATCCTTGGACAATAATCCTGTCTCCTGACCCCAATTGATCAGCGCGGATATATCCCCTCCCCGGTACGAAGACTTGATGGTCTCCAGTACAGAAGAATCGATGTCCCGAAAACGAGTGTAATTCGTACAGTTCATCTGATGGCCTGTGGCGGGTTGCGGTGATCCTAGATTTTACCACCTTGCCCCGTGAGTGATCAAAGGCCCATACCGCATCGCCCACAACCAAAGACTCAATCGGCTTCATTCCCTTCGGCGTGCTGATGCGGGTTCCATCAGGAAAACAAGATCCGCCTTCACCAGTCACCGCCGCACCAATACTCGTGATCAGCCGCTCGCCGCCCTTGTCATTACTGAATCGGCTCTTGGTGTTTTGATCGCTGTTCAACTTGAATCGATCACCCCACATCATCTGATACCACGGACTCTCAATTAGCCTTCGGCATTTGACGGAGTCTCTCAGCGACAACTGGTTTGCATAGGATGCGTGCAAGAATTGCACTCCGGGTCCGCTGATCGGACCGTGCTTGGATTGCGCCCATGTCCATGCCGGGAAAGCAACACTGGTAATCGTACTCTTGCCGAAACGCGGCGGGATATTGATGATCAGCCGCTTGATCTGACCGTCAACCACCGCCTGTAGGTGCTCTGCGACCGCCTCAATCGGCCAGCCGTCACGCCAGATGCTCGCGTCAATATATTTCCACGCATTCCGCAAAAACTCGTACAGACTCTCCTCACAGTCCGCCCGGTCGAGATCCAACAACTGCTGGTAGGGGTTGATGTCCTTGAGATTCAGACCCTTCAACTTACTCATAAACTGGCTCGTCGCTTTCGGCTTCATTGTCGCTTTCGTTATCGCCGTTGTTGTTCTGATGCTCGATCACCGGCCGCTCAGACTCACCCGCCGTCGCTCGCATCAGGATCTCCCGTAGCGCCTGCCGGTCGTCATAAGACAGGTTCCTCGAATCAATGGTCCGGGCCTGCTCCACCTGAAGCGGCGAGCCGTTGGGGCCGGTCAGTTCAGTCCGGTTCGCTCGCTGCCAGTCCGGCCCGCCGCGCTGACTCAGCCAGAAGATCGCCGCACGCACCGAGTCCTTGTGCTCCTCATTGGTCGCGATCCTGTATAAATTCCCAGCCACTTCGGCGTTCTTTCTCGACAGGCCGACTTCCAACTGCGGGCGGTAATAACGCCGCAGCGTCTCGTCCGATATTCCCATCACCCGGCTGATCTGGTCGTGCGTCAGCCCAAACGCACTCAACTCCTCGACATTCTTGCGGGTCTGGTCAGTCACCATGTGCTTCGGTCGGCCCCGCTTCTTCGCCAGCCGGTTGAAACCAGACGCCTGCAAGATCGGGTTGCCGTTCTCGTCGCGGTTCCCCTCGCCAATCAGCAAGGGGGCAGTAATGGCTACGTCAGTGAAAGATCGGGGCTTGGGTCCTTTCGGCATCGTCGGTACTCCTCAGTCAAGATGAGCCGACTATAAATTGTTGGTTGGAAAAACCAAAATATGTTTAATCGGGGTTCTCTGGGTACCCCCCCCCTGCTTTTTTTAGACCCCCCCCTACCCCCTTCTTTTTGCAGACCCCCCCCCGGCGTTTTGTAGGGGGGCGTATGGCGATTTGGGGCAGATCCACCGCCACAGGCGGGACCCGCAGCGCGCCGCAGGGGGGGTGCCGGTGGGGGTCGGCATTATGTCGCGTCAGGCCGGATTACGTCGCATGTGCCGCGTATGTATATCGACCGCCTGCGACCGCCCTCGACCGCCTGCGACCGGCCCGGCGGCGGCTGACCGGCGCGCCCGCCTGCAATCGTTTGGATGAACCCGCGTCCCACCGCGCAGCCCTGCACTTCGCATAACCTCCATTATGTAAAGCGCGCAGTTGCGTAACGCATTGATTACGTTGGCGTTTGTTGGTGGGACGCACTTATCCACAGATAATCCACCGCGCCATCCACAGCCCGCCGCTCGGCCAGTGGGCCAGCGCCCCACCGGCCGACCGCCGCCAGCCGACCGCCCGGCGCAGCCGAGCGGGCGGCGGGCATCAAAACGGGATCGGGTCGTCGAAGTCGGCCTGAGCGCCCGCAGGCGGCTCAGGAGCGGCGCTCTGGCTCGCCTGCACCGACTCGACGACCGCGCCGCGAAAGACCGCCTTAAGCCCTCTGATCGCGTCTGGCTGTGCGTCGATGAAGCGCGCCACCTCTTCGAGCGACCAGATCTGCACGTTCTTCCTCTTGCCGACCCGCACCCGGCCGACATCGAGCGCGTCGCGCACCAGCACCATCGTGCCGCCGTCCGCGAGCGCGCACTCCCACGACTCGGGCGCAGGCGTCGCGCCAGCCGCCCGCGCAGCCGCCTCCAGCGCCCGCCACGCCGCCTGCATCCGGGCGCACTGGAGTTTCAGGTCGGCCAGATCGCCGCGCTGCTGGCTCAGGTTGAACTTCATCCGCTGGCTGTCGAACCGGCCGCGCAGGTCCGGCGGCACCAGCATCCGCAGCCGACCGACGCCCCACTCGCTCTCCAGCCGCATGGCGAGCGCGTCCACCTCCGCGAGCGCCTGCTGGCCGTCCAGAAAATTCGCCTGCTGGTGATCCCAAGTCGCCTTCCCCAACAGGCTATTTTTCGCTTGCACTTTTTGGCTCCTTCTCTGTGACGCTTTTCGCCCCTGTATATTTGTACAGCATTCGCTCCAGCCATTCGAGCCGCTCAGGCTCATGCTCGACGAGCAGATACCAATCGTGATTGTGGTTGAACCGGCCGTCCTTCCAACTGACGTACCAGACGTTCTTCGGCGCATTGGCGCGCCTGATCAACTTGCCGTTGAACCATCCGTCCTCTGTCCTCGCCATCCGCCTGCTGATCAGCCATACGCCGTCCGTCGCGACGACGACCTCGTCATCATGCCGGATGATCCGCCTGCGACCGCACTCCCAGCACTGCACGCCTTCAGGCCAAGGTTTCCCCTGCTGCCTGCTTTTCGTCCTCTTTGGGAGCCGAGCGGAGGTCGCGACGACAGGAGCGATCCTCCGGGAGGCGACGACCGGAGGCGGCAGTAGGCCGCCGGTAGTACCCCCTTTAAGGGGTACCGGGAGTTCCGCTCGCCGGAGTTCCGCCCGTATCTTCTTGATTTTGTTACCAATTGACTCTCGACTTCCGCTACTTCCGCCCTTGACTTCCGCTACCAACTTCCGACTCCATGATTTCATTGAAGTTTTTGGCACTTTTTCAACCTCCGCAAACGGTCAACTTCCGCCCAAGTTCCGCCCGACTTCCGCCACACTTTTCAGCACCCGGTAGCCTTTCGTTTTGTACTTGGTTGAGATCTGCTCGACCGCGATCTCCTTCCGCACCGCCCACGCCTCCAGCATCTTGTTCCCGAGTTCCTCGCTGATCCCCCACCGGGTCATGATCGTCGGCGCGTACCGGCCTTCCTTCTTCGTCTGGACGTACGGACTCCACGGCTTCTCGTCTCTCCATGCGGCGTCCATTGCCACCAGAATGCTTTGGCAGACCTCACGGTCCGGCCAATCGCTTTCAGCCTGCTGTGGGGCTTCTGAGGAGGCCGTAGCCACAAGGCTTGTGGTGCCCTTGATGTCGCCGGTCAGTTTGCTGACGAGTTTGAAGGGTTGGGACCAGCCGTCTTTCGCGCTTTTGATTTTCTTGGCGATCAGATTCCCGACCTCCTGCCCCTCGTCCCGCTCGACCGACAGCAGTGCATCGCCTGCCCCGTCGAAGACCGTGCTGCCTCTCAGGTTGCCCTGTCGGCTGGTGTGGTGGACTCCGACCACGGTGCAGTCGAACGCCTCTCTCAGGGCGTCACAGGCGGCGATGAACTGGGTCGCGTCCTTCTGGAGGTTTTCGTCTGCGCCGGGGAGCACACGGCTGACGGTGTCGATGAACAGCATCACCGGCTTTCCGTTACTTTCCGTAATTGTCTCGATGGTCTTGATCAACCGCTCGACCTGCGCTGCGTCCATCAGGCTCATCGCACTGGGAATCAGGAAAAACGGATGCTGGTCGGCGTTGACCGCATGTTCCTGTTCCAGCGCCATCAACCGGAACTTCATGTCGGCCGTTCCTTCGGACGAGATGTAGATGACCGGCCCGTGGCGCTGGATGGGCTTGTCGAACCATGACGGCAGGCGGCAGGCGATGGCGAAGGCCACCGAGAGCGCGACGAAACTCTTGCCAGCGCCGGGTGGGCCGTAAATGAACGCGAGGCTTTTCTCAACGAACAAGCCTTCGACCAGCCACAGCGGGTCCGGCAGCGCCTTGATCTGCGCGACGTTCAGCAGTTCAAACAGGTTCTCGACAGGCGTCTCAACCTCGAACCCGGCCAGCACCTCGCCTGTCTCTGGATCCACTGTGATGCTGGCCGTCTGAGGGACCGCAGCGTGCTCTGCGACCTTGGTGTTCCACTGCTGGAGTGCCGACTGCCACTTCTGCTGAAAGAGTGTGACGCCACGGCCCTCGCGCTCCAGCAGCACATGGTTCGGCGTCTGCGGTTCGACAATCCGGCTTTTGACCTTCGACTCGTACTGCCCGAAGACCTCACGAGCGAGCGCCTGCAATTGATCAGCAGGCGGCAGGATCGGCGACTTGCGATACAGGTTGCAGAGCGCGCCCCAGACGTAGCGCGTCATCACCGACTCACGGCCGTCCACGATCTGCCCGAAGGCATTCGTTGCAACGTCTGGGCTTTCGGTCTTCTGGCCTGCTGCGCCCGGCTCTCTGACCTTCAGCACATGATCGACAGCCGTGCAGAGGAACTGTGGTGCGACTGCGACCTCGATTTCCCAAGGCGCGAGACCGGGCAACCACTCGTAGAAGTTGCCTGACTCATGCCGCGAGCAAGGCAGCATCGCAAAGCCGCCAGTGCCTCTGACATCAACACCCATCGCAGTCTTTCCAGTCCCCGGATTCCAGCCCTCCGGCGCTCTGAAGACGATCTGCAATCCACCGCCGCCAGTTCTCTGCGTGGGCGTCTTGAATGGCCCGCCGTTCTGCTCGATCAACTGATCGAGGAACACCTGCGCCATCGGGTTCTTCTGAGTGTCGAGGTCGAGTATCCACAAACCATTCGATGCGGGACCGCAGATCACACCGAGGTTCTGCCGGTTGAGGTACTGACCTGCCGGACCGTACCAGCGGTCGAAGACCAAGTCATCGACCAGCACGCGCTCGTACTCTTTCCAACTCGCAAGCGCCGGTCGCTTCCACGCCTTCGCCTCTCGCGGTTCGAGCGCAGGAACGACCTGCCAGTTCAACGACCGGTAGTACCTTGCGAATTCAGTGGTGGATGCGAAATCGGAATCGAATGGCAGCAGTTTTGCCATGAGTTTCTCCTGTCTGTCTGTCGGTTAATTCTTCGGTTCAATTTCGCCGCATTCGTAAAAAATAATCCTTGTACTCATCAAGCGTGCGCCAATGGATGAAAACTGGCGTACCGTTGCCGACCCATGCGCCAGTGACGTTGAACTCCATGTGTTCGAGCGCTTCTTCAAGGCTTATCTTGTCACGCTCAAGCAAAATATCGACACACTTTGCGAAGTCATAGATCGCAATGTGCTGATTGAAACGCTCGCCCACGCCAACCAGCGCCTCCTCGAATCCGTCTACGAAGATGGCCTGATTCACTTGATCACCTCGCTGGCGTAGCGCGCAATGAGCAACGCCTCTGCCCGGTTGTGGTCTTTCTTGCGAGCGAGTTCCATCGTCGGATACAGCAGTCGCGCCTTGTTCAGGCTCGCATCCTTGTCCTTGCTCAATCCGAAGTGCTTTTTCCAATGCCCCGGCGGCGTGAAATGCACCGGGATGCCAGCAGCCGGGAGGATGCTCAGGATCGAGCCGAGCGTGCAGCCTTGCGAAAACGCGCCCATTCTCCCGTTTTGCGGGAGCGGCGTGATCTTCTCGACCATCGCACCGGCAATCGACGCACCTGAGATGTCTACTGCGCTTCTCAGGTCAGCAAGCCACTGCAAGCCGTCGATCCACGCCAGACGGCCGTCACGCAGGATCGGCAGGTCGTGAACGTCAACGTAGTGTTCGCTCACGATGGCCCATGCGCCTGTGACGCCGGGATCGACACCAATGTACAACCGGCTCATGCGTGGCCTTCTTCTTCGATGAAGAACGACTTGCAGTTCTTGGTATTCACGATGACTGCGATCTGCTCGATCTCACGCAACGCGATCTTCGCCATCTCGCAGTTCGCGACCGCATTCTTTCGGACCTCATCCCAAAACTCAGTCAGGTCTTTGGGCGTCTCGACCCCGCTCGTGATCGCGACGGTGTTGATCACCAGCACGCACAGCGCCACGACAGAGGTTGAGTCCATGTCACCCGACCCAACCAGTTCGAGCATGTCGAAATACCGCTGCCCGAAGTTGAAATCATTCTTCTCGCTCATTGACTGCGCTCCCGTTTTTTATTGCGTTCTTGATCAACTGCGCTCCGGTGTTGTCACCGGCCTGCTGCAACCCTTCGGCCGCAAACTGGATGAGTCGCCGAAGCCGATTGATCTCTTTGTTCAACCGATCTTCTTCAGCCTTCATGTCTGTGATCCTCTGCGCGTGGAAATGGTTGTTCCGCTTCCATGCTTCCAGATGCTGCCTGAATTCTTCGTCCGTCACTGGCATTGGTCTGTCCCTCCTTCAACTTTCTAACGGCTATTGATGTCTTGTCAAAACCCATCTTCCACAATGTTTGTTCGATCATGTCCATCGCATGCCTGAGTCGTTCGATCTCGTTCGCAGCCTCGATACAGTCCTCAAAGACTGGCGGCTTCGAGCGCAGTCGCTCGACAATGTCGCTCACGGGGTCTGCCCCCGTGCACGGATGGCTGCGGCGCATTCATGGTGGTCAACCCACATATTTGAACTATCGTCACATAACTTTGCACACGCCTCGCGCTCGGCTGCGGCGACAAGGGCGGCAAAGCGTTCAAGTTCCTCGTCTGTCAAAACGATGAACGGCGGTTCACCCGCGTGATACGGATCGTCTTTGTCTTTGTCGGCAACTTCCCGCGCCATCCGAATGATGTCATCGCAGGTCATGGCTTTTCCTCCCGTGCTTGACCCAAATCACATCCAGATTCGGCATTTGTTCTGCGATCCCAATCATCTTCTGACGACAATTGCATCTCAAGCCATCGCGGTAACGTAATCTCACAACGCATACCAACGTAAGGACCGTCATCTACGCAGTAAGCGCAATCTTTACATTTCATTTCTTTTCTCCCCGCGCACGGATGGCGTCCACCGTTCGTTGAGCCACGTTGTCAGATTCACACTGACCGTGAACGATTGAGCAACACGCCTCACGCTCTTCGGCTCTCGCCCGTGCATCAACTTTCGCCATCAGCGCGTTAAGCGCGTCTTCCGTCGTTTGGTACAACTTGGCAAACGCATACCTAACTTCTTCATCGCGGGTCATGGGTTCTCCCCCCGCGCACGGATGGCGTTGGCGATGCGATGCGCCTCGTCGGATGTAAACTCGTAGGGATCTTCAGCCAACTTCGCACACGCCTCACGCTCGGCTGCTTTTGCCCTTGGCATACAA